AATTATTTATTTGTTTTAAAATATACTATCTAGTTATAAGTTAAAATTATTATTTTGTTATGTGGTAATCATTATTTATTTATGATATACAATTTTTCTATTTAGAAATTTATTATATTATCTTATTTTATAATGAACGTTTCACTTCCTTTGTTTGAGAATGTATTTAACATTGATCAGTTGCCTTACAACAACGTACCAAATCAACAAATTAGTCCTGAACCTGTCGTACCAATTGCATTTTTTTCCAATTTACCAAATTTTGAGAATGACGATCCTAAAAATGTTGGTGATGTTGTTATTAATTTAAACCGTATATGTCTTACTTACGAAGACTTTATTGTTTTATTTTATTATCGTACAGGATATAATTTTGGTATTAATCCTTCTAATGCTAATAATACCGCTGTCACATTTTTTAATAAATTTTACGATACAACTCCTAACTGTAAATCTATTTTTTCCTTATATGATCAATTCATTAAAGCATGGGTTAAAAAAAATAATAAATCTCCTTCCATGTTAAGTTTTACTACATTAATTAATCTTCGTAGAGAATTATTTTTAGCTAAAGGTTTATTTTATTTAGGAAATTACACAGTGGGTCAATCCTTAGATGAAGTTTTTGCATTTTTATTAGAAACAAGTAATATTAAACCTATAAAATATGGTTCTCATACTGAGTACAATAATGGTGTTCCAGTTGTATTTGTAGTACAAGCAAAAATATATTCACCTGTATTAGATGTAACTTTAATTGTTAATTTTAATTATCAAGTATCTCTTCCTTGTTTTGTTACTGGAAATATTGTTGAAGAAGTTTTACCTTGTAAAGTTAAAGATAAATGTCCAAAAGAACGCACTTTTTTATACGAATGTGGTGATAATTCTTCAATCAATTCTGATGACTTACCATCATCTTTACCATCACATTTAGTTCAATCAAATAATAATTGTGAATTTACTATTAATACTGTGGATAAAAATAATGCAGAAGACCAAAGTATCTTTGAATCTGTATCAAATTTTGTAGATCATGAGTCTTATGCTAATGCATCAAAGAGTGACTCATGGCAAAATTAAATTTTTATCATAATTCAAATTTTATCATAATTCAAATTATTAATATCATAATATAATTTATTAATATTATGATATATTATGACATCTAAACATCGTGTATTTGCTAATTCAAATAATATTAATTATAATGAATATATTAGAAACAAACAAGGAGTAGAAACTTTAAAAGCAATAAAATATAATTCTAAAAATATGAACATAACAAGGTTTAAAAATTATGAAGAATTTATTATATTTTCAAAGTCTTATTATAAATATAAAGATTTGAATGGTTGTCAAATACAAACAACCGAAAATTTATTTAATTCTAATATAAGTTTTACTAGTCAAGATAAGAAAAATAAAATAGATGAAAATGAATGTAACTTACTTAAACAAGTATTGTATCCTTATGGATACTATCCAAGTAATAAAGTTTCAAATATGTATTTTCCTTATAAGATAAATTTAGATAACTGGTGTTTGAAAAAAAAACAATGTGAAGACCTTTTTTCCAATAATAATAAAATTTATAGTAATGATACTGATATTGATAATGATAACGACAGTAATAGTAGTTGTAATGATAGTAACTGTAATAATAATAAAAAATGTAAAACTGGATTGTGTGGAAATACGAAACAACTTTTTATTTAAAAAATAATCTTTTATATATTAATACAAATGATAAGTAATAGTAAACATAATTTAACTGGAATAAATCACATGAACGAAAATAATTTAACTGGAAAAAATGATATTAAAAGTATTGCATTTATATACAAAATAGAATCTTTAAAAACACGAATCGTAAACAACTATCTAGTTCCATTATTTTCAAAACAATGGAATGTTTTAAATGAAAACATTTTTTTTATAGATAAACATAAAGATTTATTAGAAAAATATTACAAAACCTATCAATTGAGTGATTTATTAGTATATATTGAATTAATTAAAATATTAAAAATGCTTGTTGATGAACATAACTTGTTGACAGATAGCGAAAAACAATTGAATAATATCAAAGATCCAAATGATGTAGTAAATATGATTTATAAAACAACTATGATTCGTTTACTTCCTGAATATGAGATTTATAATAGTATACTAGGAAGACCTAAGAGAGAATTAAATCAAAAATATAATGAAGAAATTATTGAAGATATTAAAAAAATGATGACAAATGAAAAAATCACATTTAATAAGATAAAAGAATTTATAAAAAATAAATATTTATTTAATCAATAATTATTAGATAAAACTTTTAACCTACAACATTTTTAAAGTTGAAATTTTCATAAAGAATTTCTAACTCAATTGTTATACTAAAGTCCATATTATTTAAATCTATAATTGTTCCAAAATGATCTATGATTTTAATTTGTAACCGTGATAAATTAATAGGTCCATTATATCTCCTTATTTTTGCCAACGCATTATTATTATCGTTTATAATAAGTGATAATTTACCATTTATCATTGGTATTTTAGCAATCACATCTTCATTTAAAATACTTTTATCAAAACAAACGATATTTGAATTATTACTATTGTATTGAAAGTCATTGATACAAACATAAATGTATCTATCTCCTCCTGCATCAAAAAGACCTTCTGATGTAATATGATCTAATTTTAAATAATTTCCCAAACGAAATCCTACAATCCAACCAAAAGTATTCATTATATTTTGATTGATATTTTGTGAAAAAAATAAAGAAAAAAATAGAATGGGTTGATTATTTTCAAAATCATCACTTTCAATAATTTGAAAATTACTTTTTAATGTATGTGGATCTATTGTAAATTTCATATATTTTAAATAATTATCTATTCCTGATTCGTAAAAATAAGTAGTGTTTAAATATTGTTGAAGTGTTTCATTATTATAATTTCCTTCTGCAATTTCAATGTCATATTTATATTCCTTATTTTCACAATGAATAATAATTTCAAATATATTATTTTTTTTCACTTTAGAAAATAGATACCAAGAGTTTGGAATTTCAATAGAAACAAGTCTCATAGAAACAACCTTGTTTATTTCGGTTGGTAAAAGATATAAAAAGTCACAAGGATTACTTTGATAATAATTATTACGGAAACAACTATTTAAATTCAAGTTTAATAATTGTGTCACACGTTTTACAGAATTTAAATCTCCTGGAGATACTTCATTAATGGCAGTGTTATAAACAATATTTGTGTTATTTTTGTTATTTAAACTAGGATTGACTCTTGTTTCAAGATTATAGTAAGGAGTATTTAAATCATCTGTCTTTTCACTTGTAATAATTTTATTATACAAATCGGTTTCATTGAATTTTTCAATATTTGGAATTTTATGTATTTTATTTAAACATCTATTAATTTCTGTGTTATCTTTGATAATTTTGTTTGATAAAATATCATAAATAGTAATTAAAACCATTTTTCCTTTATAATAAAAATCGTAAATATTTTTTGGAAATTTATTTTTAATTTGCTCTAATTTATTGTCTATTTTATCTATTATATAGTCTCTGTCATCACAATTTTCTATTTTAAATAAAGAAAGCAATTCCTCATAATTATAATTTTCTATATTTAAATCAATATTGTTCATGTATTTATAGTTTAAATATATTTTTATTATTAAACTATAAAATTATTAATATTTATTTATGTAATTAAAGTAAGTTTGTTATCTTGTAATGTAATCTAACAATAGTACTTTTTACACCTGCAGTAGGTGTTTTAAATATAAGATTTACAACACATACAGGAATTGCTTTATATTTTGGACATTGACACTCATAATTACATAAACATGTTTTTATTAACTTATAGTTATCTATAATCTCAAGGATATTTAACCAAGATAGTGAAGATAAAACACTACAACAATTAATATCGCATAATGTTTTAATGCTACTTATCTCAGCAGTTAATTCTATAATGGATTCTTTTGTAAAACAATTTCTTGAAATATTTAAGTCTCTTTCAATATTAGCAATTAGTTCTTCTAGTAAAAAAAACCTTTTTTTATTGAATGATCTAAAATCTGGATGAATTGATATATATGGTAAAATTTGTTTATTGTTATTGATAAAATCCTTATTAATACCAAAATTATCACAATATGGATAAAAAATAGACTGAAAAATTTCCTTTGTTACTTCTATTTCATCTAAATTTATTATATTATCTTTACACGTAACGTCTATTCCTGTGTATTCTTGACATAATACAGCTACGTCTATAATTATTTTATTATTTAAAACAAAAGTTGTATCAAGTTGTTTACTACTATTACTACTATTGCTACTACTGCTACTGCTACTACTACTGCTACTGCTATTACTAGTACTACTGCTATTACTAGTACTACTGCTATTACTAGTACTACTGCTATTACTCTTGTTTTCATGACTAGTTTTACTCTTGTTTTCATGAGTAGTTTTACTCTTGTTTTCATGACTAGTTTTACTCTTGTTTTCATTACTATTTTTATCTAAATTTGAATAATGTATTGGTAAGTAAACACCACTAATACTCGTTATACAACTTGAATCTGAAAATAACATTGATTTTTTACTAGATTCCGAAGGTTCTGAAATTAATTCTTTTAATGATTCAGAATCAGAATTTATTATTTCAGTATCTATACTATTAAGAGAAAACCCTGATATACTATTATTTGTTATATTTAAATTATTATTACTCATATACTATATAAAATTATTTTAATAATTAAATTTTGTTTTTACGAGTTTTGTTTTTGTTGCTTTTTTTAATGCCATTCATAATAAATTTTTTTATGTCATCTTTTTCATTGTAAATTTTATCTACAATATTACGAAAATAACTGCGGAACTGAGGGCGCATTTTCATGATATCATCTATACAAATCCAACGAATTTCAGCCTTTTCAAAAATTTTAGAGTTTTTAATAACGTTAGGATCTAAACGTTTTTGTAAAAATCTTTGATTATTATTATAATAAAATGGTAACATAGGATCATATTCAAACGGAAATATATGCATTCTATAAAGTGAATAACTACTATTATTATTTAAATAATCAACATTATAAGTTCCGTGTTTTTTTAATATTTTTTTAATATCTTTATCACTTCCTAAAAAACCAGTTAATTCTTCTCCTGCTTCTCTTACTGCAGTCTCAAATAGAGACTCTTTATTATCTGTACCACCACCAAAATCAGAAAATCCAGGAGCAGAGTCTTCATATTTATTTTCTTTCCCAAATAAAAAATACAATTTATTATTATGAATTGTTGTTGGTAATATTCCTGCTCCCATTTATAATAAATTCAAATATTATTTATTTTTCACCTTTTTTCATGTTTCCTTTTTATTGTAAAGATAAAATAGAATTTACAATCTTTTCTCCACCAGTTGTAGAAGGTTCTATATTAAAAACAAAATCATTATCTTGAGTTAAAATATCACTAATTTTCAATATTAAAATACTATTTTTTGTATTATTCGTGTATTCATATATCATTTCATTCCATTTTTTTATAACAGAATAATATATTCTATAAATACTACTCTTTGGATAATAAATATCTAAAAGAACAATTTTACATAAGTGAAATCTAGTTTTAACACTTTCAATCAATGTAACATATTTTGAAAATATCATGGTTAAACTTGCCATGTTTGTAAGATCTGTTATTTTATCTACATATTGTGATAAAATATCATTTCCGCCAATAGATAGATAAATAGTTGTTGTTTTTTCATTTAACTCCAATGGAATTTTTTCTAATTGACTATAAACATCCATAATGGTAGATCCATCTTCTGAAAAAGAAAAAATCTTTGAATCACTTTTTTTTGTAAGAAGACTATCAATTTCTTGACCCTTTTCTACATAAGAATTATTTTTAAGAATACTATCGCCTAATAAGACAATGGTTTCTTTTTTATTGTTACTATAAAATGCTTCTATAACTACATTATTTTCTCTCATGAATATAAAATAAACAAAATTAACAAAAATAATTAAAAATAAAAATAATATTAATAAAAAATTAAAATATATCATATATACTTAATAGG